TACTTTATTACCCCTTACTAATAGGGTTGTATCTGCTGTAGCATCGGCAAGTATCATTCCCTTACTTGATGTGCTTGACAAAATCAAAGTATTTCCTATTATATTCTTTGTCCCCGGCCCCGCAACTCTAAGACATGCCGTTGTCCACACACCACTAATCTTATTGTTTTTGATATTTACATCAATAGCGCCTGTATATGAATTTACAACGTAAGTGCCCGCTGCTTTGTAAACATAATTGTTCTCAAAGTTGAAGGTACCGTTCTGATAAACCCCAACAACCTGAGTGCCTGCGGTAACTATCAGAATAGAATTTTTAATGGTGTACACCCCGGCGGCGGGCGTTCCAATGATAGCCGCACTTGCCCGTCCGTTTATCTTACAGGTATCAATAACCTCGCCCGTTCCTTCCATTGACACAACGGCCCCGGTGTAAACGTTTTCGCTATCGAAAATAAATCTCTTGATAGAGCTGTCACCCTGGTTATAAATACGCAGTAAATAACCAAGATACGAAGCATGAGAGTTATCTAACTTCATCCTGCCAATGGCGTGGAAGCTGATCTTTTTGTTATACATCACATAATTGAATGATGTATCATACTCCGCATAGGCTCCTGTTTTTACATAAATATTAGCAGAGACATCAGCGTTGTTTTCAGCATACTGAGTTGTTAACCACGGAGCAACCTTTGTGCCCCTTGCAGCCGCATCCTGACCCGCCTTTGTTACCCAATTATAAGCCGCCTCAGCAGGTACACCAAAATCAATATTAGCCTTAGTAAGATCGGCCCCTGACAACACTTCGGTAGCCATGAAAATATGCGACACCCTTGGTTCATAAGTTTCAACCCCGTTGCCGTCAACTACCTGTGCAGCGTGCTTGCAGAAAATAACGTGTTCATAGTCTATGTCCTGAAACAGTGACACAACGGGTATCTCGTTAGGTGTACCACCTGCATCATAAAGGAAGTTATTAATGTCAGCAGCAATCAATGCAGCATCACCCGCCGGAGCAGAGATTGTGGCTGCGCTCTTATAAGGGAAGCCGGTAGTCCAATCAGAGGCAAAGTCGTATCCGGTAATTAGAAAGTGCCTGTTAGCGGCAGACTTATCCTCAAAATATTTGTTTTCTCCGATAGTTATAATTGTGCCATCAAGAAAGAATAAACTTCGTGGAATCCAGTATGAAGCCCACGAAATCCCATCATCCAATATTACCTGACTTGTTATCTGTATAACAACGTCGGCCGTTACTTTATCATCTGCTGTCATCGTTATAGGTAATTCGATTACTAACCCTTCTATTGTAAATGTACTTGGTTCTGAATCATAATCCGGTAATTGAATTCGATAAGACCGCACCTCATCTGATTCAAAATCCTCTTTCATCAATTCATAGGTCTCTCTTGTAAAGTTCATATCCAGTGTGAGAGTCCCTCCTTCAGCGAATCCTGTAATGAACTCGTTGTATCCTGCATCCGTATCCAATGACGTAACCTCAAGAACGTCCTTGGTCATTCCCGGACCATCAATGGAATTAACCTCAGCAATGTCTTGCCATGCTGCTCCATCCCATCGTTGGAACTTTGTACCTACTCCTGCAAATGCTTCACTTGCCATTGCCTACCAATCAAATCCAAATGTCAAACTACCACTAGTATAGTCAGCATCATCAGCAATGCCAGCACGCCAAACAACACCTGCCGCAAAATCATTTATCATCACACGGCAGCCAATAGGCCAATCATCAGTACCACCTTTCAAGTAGTTTGTCCATCCTGTATCTCCTGCACATTTGAACTGCAACTTCACAGTCCCAACGGAAGCAGTAGAATCTGGAGATGTCTCACGTATGGAGAAATACATTCTCCCAATGTGTTCACTGCGTGGAGCAACTTCATCCGTGAAGTACCCACCACCACCGGGAGCCAGTGCAGTATCAACTACTGCATATCTGTAAGCATCCCCATTACGTTTAGCATTTGCCATTGTCTTATGATTTTATTCGTTTAACCTTAACAGCTTTTAAACCTTTCTTACCCTCTTCCACTTCGAATTGTACTGCATCATCTTTTTTGATGACATCTAATGTTCCTGATTTGTGAACGAAAACGTCCTTACCATCATCACCGGCAATGAAACCAAAACCTTTTTGTTCATTAAAGAACTTTACACGACCTGTTAAAATTGCTCCCATAATTGTTAGTATTTATCTGTTCTGAATAAGTCGATGATAAGAATAAGAAACATAGCTGCCAATCCTCCGGACCAAGTAAATGTCACATCAGCCATTTCCGGGTTGCCAGGCCCAATCCATTTGTCATAAGCCTCTTTGGCAAATCCAATAAGCAATGGAAGAATCGCTGCAATTACCATTGGGAGATTCGGACGAAGATGTGTTTCAGGATTTCTTTTTGCAAAAAGCAAAACAATCAGCCCACTGATTAGAAACCCAAATGCTGCGTGATAGATTAAGTCCATTATGTTACCCTCCTACAAATTTTCTTTTGCACTAACTTATTAAAGGCTCCGCTCATTGCGTCCACCTGGTCCTTATAAGTAGAATATGGAAAGAAACGAAGTTCCTCAATCAAAGCCTGATTCCAATCACCTCGCATCATCCACACGTTACCATTGTTAACTTGTACGGAGAACGGGTCGGCGCGAAATATCTTATCACCCGTAGGCCGTTCGGCATAGATAGACCACCCGGCCAAATTCCTTATTGTACCCTCGGCTGATTCTTTTCCACCCGATCCCGGCTCCTGCTCTATCCACACAACCACCTCAGACGTGTCCCCCAGGGCGGTGCTCTTAATCCAACGCTCCCGTATATCCGTACCCCACTGACCACGTGTCATGTCTTCCATGAGCCATTTTCCATTGGATAAAGCAGACATTTTCCCGCCCGCAGTAAAGGCCCCGGCACCTTGTGAACCAGCCTTATCCCAATAACGAACGGTATGAATGCGTGAAACTCCGTCTGGAAGTCCATCTACGGTCATTATCTTGTCCACCTTAAACATGCCCCCTCCGGGCGGTACGGGGTTCTGCCCTATCTGCCCTGCATAACCATATTGACCTAAGTCCGCCTCCAAGTCTTTCAATACAGACCAAGGCATACGAACAGGATCAAGTAAATTGTCTTTATAATATCGTAAGAGTTGGTGAGGCTTTACCTGCTTCTTAAAATTAAGACTTTCTCCAGGTAAAGAAATATGCTTGACATTGAGTTTGTCTTTGGCAAGCAGGTGTCCGGAAGGATCGTCCTGGTGCAGTCTCTGCATTATAAATATGGTAGCGGTAATTGCTTTGTCAGTCTTACGTGTGGAAAGTGTTCTCTCACACCAATCGTTAGCCGACCTCAACAAGGTGTCTGACACGGCCTGTTGCGGATTCAAGGGGTCGTCCACTATCAGTATATCACCGTGGAACCCTGTCAACGTACCTCCTACTGACGTTGAGTAACGACTCCCCCCTGATAATGTCTTCGGCATGTACCCGGGTGTTGATGGAAGACGCTTGACAACCTTGAAGTTTGATTTCGTATCTTTATCTTCCTTGATGTCTATTTCGGGGTACATTTCTTGAAATGCCGTACTGCGTATCAAGTCGCGGCAATATTCGGCAGATTCCATCGAGAGTGCCGAAGAATACGATGCACAAATAAAACGCATCCAATGCCAGCGAGTCCAACACCAAGCCGGGAACATGATTGAGCAGGTAATCGTTTTGGTTGACCCTGGCGGTACATTTATAATTAAGTCATGTTTTCTTGGCAAATGCGCGGCAACACGCTCAGCAACCTGCTCAAGCTCGCGACACATCAACTCAATATGCCAGTTACCGTGAAATTTGTGTGCCGATACAACAGGCCAAAAGTGTTGTAGAAAATGGTAAAGGGAGCGATTGTTAAGCTCCCTGGTGACGGCGGTTGGGTTTTTGATGGCTTCTAACAACATTTCGCTGCTGGCTCTCCCCCGCCTTGGTATGGCACGTTTCTCAAGCGTATCCGTTTGACCCGGCATCTTAGTTCTCACCAGCATATTGCGTAAGTTGTTTGATACCTAATTTCTCGACAAGTTTGAGCTCGTCGGTTGACAACCCTGACAAGTCAAGTTTAAACACATTGACGTTGGTATTGATTGCCTCTGTCTTATGCACGTCAGCCCACAGGGCCCGTTGACGTATTGTCAACCACTTGGCAGCGGCCCAAGGATTGGGCGGGACAGTTTTCTTAATTCGCCGCACAACGGCCTCACCCTTAATCATCACCACGTGCTCCTCATAGTATTCGTA